GGACGCGGCAAGCGGAGCCGGTTGTGGCGATGCCGCGGCAGAAGTGCTGCCCGTCAGCCAGTCCCACAGACCCATGGCGCCCGCCTTAAACCGTCTTCCAACTCACCGCAGACGGACCGTCGTCGTCCCACGCATCACGCCGCTTGAACGGAACCACGTTGTCCCGGACCGGAGCCAGCATCTTGTCGAGAAGCTGGCCAACCAGCCCGAGCGCATCGCAGTTTCTAGAGAGGATCCCGTTGGCATAGTAGACGTGCGCGCCGCTTACGGTGAGGTTTCGGACCCTCATCGGCTCCAAACGCACCTCTTTCGCGATAACGCATGCCGCACGCCTTCGAGCAGTAGCGCGCGATGTCAGGCCACTTCGTAACGAAAGGCCGGTGGCAACAGACGCACACCACCGCTTCGCCATCTGCAACATAGCGCCCGCGTCGTGTCGGCCCACTACTAGGTCCGCGCTGTTTGCACCCGCGGCAGCAATAGCGAGCCCGCTCAAACGTCGCTCGAAACTCAACCCCACATGCCTCGCAGCACTTGGCAAATGGCTTGCGCTCGCGGCCTTCCCAACTGCGTTGGCCATGTCCACGGTGCCACTCGCGACCGCCATCACTGGAGTGCCACTCAGCAGCCTTCTCACGAATTGATGCCAGATGGATACGCTGCCTTTCCAGTCGCTCCCCCACCATCGGGTGAAGCTGCCTGTGTTGGCGGGGGGTGACGAACTCGAGATTTTCGATAGCGTTGTTGCTCCAATCGCCATCAATGTGGTGAACGTGGCACCCAGCCGGGATTGGACCGTGCGCGTCTTCCCAAACATGCCGGTGAAGATAGCCAGGCCGGGGCGCCGTTGCAGTGAAATAGCGCCGATGTGTCGTGCTATTGCCGTTGGGATATCGGCGGTACCTGTGCCCGCAATATTCGACAACTTCAGCCCTTGAGCTTCCCCGACGCATTGGTCCATGATACTCAACGCGTCGAGGCGCACAAGGCCCTTGCCATGGACAAAAATACGATGGTTGAGCGTCCCTGTGAGGCTGCTCCCATCAGAAAATACGACCCGGCACACCTCGGCGGCTTCGTCCGTGATCTCCGACGCATCAACCCGGCACGGCCCAACCGGCGTTGCCACCATCTCTCCTACTCGCACGCACTCGATCGCCTTGCGGCTCCCGTCCGCCATCGTAATTTGCGTGCCGTCCACAACACACTGATCGTCATGCACCCCGACCGGAAACCGCAGCAGCTCGTCAATCAGGTCATTCCGGTAGGACGCCTGGCGAAGGACGCGTAACCCCTGCATCGCCATCCGCCCACGGATGCTCTGAGCCCTCACCGCCTTGTCATGCCGCGTCGGAAATTGCTCCCTCACCGTGTACGCTTGCCGCTCCCGCATCCGCTTGAGAAGAAATGGGCCAACGCCAGACTTGATCTGCCCACTCTCCTCAGCCCAACCCATCGGCTTGTGCTTCTTCACAAGATCACAATACGCCTCAACCCACTCGTCCGAAGACGCCTGCTTGCGCCATAGATCCAGAAGATAAAGATTGTGCTCGTTATCAACCCCCACGACGCAGTGAACCGTGTAATCCCCGCCGTTGGAGGTGACGGCATAGTCAGAGCCGCCATAAACCCTGAGAGTGGAACGGTCCGGAAGCACGTCGGTGTCTATCAGCCACTCCCGCTTGAAATAGGAACCATCGTCCGGAGCCGGACGGCCTTGGTAGAGCGCTGACCAAATTCGCGCATTGCGCTTCGCAACCTCAACCATCTCTTGCGTAAACCACTCCGGCCATAGCCGGGCCCCAATCGGACGGTGGAGCGGGTCGTCCAGACTCTCGCTCTCCATCGGAATGTTCAAAACCTTCCAGCGGCCAGGCTCCTCTCGAAGCAGACGCCCGACCAGGTCGTCTTCGTGCCATCTGGTATTTATTATCACACACGACGCATGCGGCTTCAGACGAGGTACCGCATCCGAAACCCACCAGTCCCAATGCTTGTCCCGGATGAGCTTCGAGTCAGCGTCCTCCGCCGAACGTAAATAATCGTCAACAATCAGGCAATCAGCACGCCGCCCAGAAAGCGCCCCACCAACACCAGTCGCAAAGTATTCGCCATGCGTCGACGTCTCCCAACGACCCGCCGCCGCATTGTCCAAACGTATTCCAAAGTCCAGCGTCTCCGAATGCTCCTCAATCAAGTTGCGAACTCTTCGTCCCCACCGCTCCGCTAACTCAACCGTGTGAGACGCCGCTATGATCAGATTCTTGGGATGGTTCGCTAGGTACCACGGCGGAAAAAGAACAGACGCAAACGTCGACTTCGCTGCCCCAGGAGGAAGTGATAAAATCAAACGATCATTCCGACCCCCCCCAATCGCCTCAAGCTCCCGAATGATCAGTCGATGATGCGCCGCCGGCTCAAACCCGCACAACCGTGACCACTCAACCAAACTCTCCCGAACCAGCAAACGACGGAAATCCGGCAGAAGTTGCCTCAGTTCCGCTTGGTGCTCAGGCTGCCACGTGTCCAGACCCGCCGAAGCCGCTAACCGCATCAGGTCGGAAAGCGTTTGAGACATGCCAAACCAAAAATTATAATTTTTTCAGGGAAAAGTCTAAGGGGGGGAGATGGGACCCAGGCTCTTCGCCTTCCGCCACAGCAGCGGGACATACCGGGGGGGGGTCTTAATCGAGGCAAGGGGTGTCAGGTTTGGGTTAGGAGCGTAACAAAGCGTAACATCGCGCTTCCCATGTGCTTCCCAATCAGCCATGCGTCGTGGGAAGCAGGCAGCAATCACTTACGCGATAAGGCTCTTCGCCACCTAGAACCTCTGTTTGCATATCAGGGGTTATCGTCATCAGGCTCAGGATTAGGCTTCAAGTCCAGCGTCTCACAAACCCCATCGTTCGTTGGGGTTTGTGCAGCCTCGAGCAAAGACAGCGGTTTGCCAGTCGCGCGAGCGATCAGATCCTTGAACCGCTCGGCAAAGCTTTCGATCGAGAGATCGTGAGCAACGTTAACGTGTAGCTCTTTCGGCAGCAGGCCAGCGGCTATGCGCAAATACGTGCTCGGATCGTCGCGATAGACGCGCTCGATCGCGACCTTGCCCTTCTTCTCGAAATGCTTGACGACGGCGTCGACGAGCGCAACCTCGAGGTCGCGTCGAGAACCCAATTTCCGCCCTGGACCGCCTTTAAATCCTTTAACAAATCGCCCGTTTTTTATATCTCGTCCGTCTTTTTCGGGTGATTTAACAAGGTTTTGCGGTGGCTTGAACGGGTTTGCGACCATCCTCACATCTCACATTAAAAAAGCCCCGGAGAGGCGAACTTTCCGAGACTGCCGTTCTGACCATTCGTGCAAGAATCTTTCAAAATCAAGTGCTGAATTGTAATTTTCGTTTGTTATGCACCATCAATTGCCTTTGCAGTTTCTGATCCGCCGTTGGGTTTCCTCCAAAGCTTTCTTGAGGCTCTCGATCATATTGATAAGGTTTTGTTCCTTCCTAAGGAGCGTGTCGAGGTTTTCTTCAAAGGTTAGTCCGTGTTGTTCCAAGTACATACGGATTTCTTTTTTCCCCCTTTCACCTAACCCGTATAACCGCAGTTTGGCGAGTTTAGCGGGGTTTGGGCTCCAACCCTCCTTTTTGCGCTGGAGTCGGGTTCGTTCCCATTTGGCTTCTGCGGCTTTGATGGGTTTCCGCCATTTGATCCATTCCTCGACAGTTTCGTCGCGGTTGTAGTTGTCGAACGGGTCTTTGGGTTCTTCGGGCCTTGGAAAGAAATGCCTATATAACAGGTTCCACGTTGCATGTGAGAACGTCACGTTCCACTCCAAAAATTGACCGCTGAGCCAACCTTAGCCGCAAAAGGCTACCCGACTACCGTCCGACCCTAAAATGCCGTCCCATGGCCACGAGAGCCTCTCTAATAGCCCAAAGGAACTCGAGGGACCATAGTCGCTCCTCGGCGTCCGGGTGAGCTTCGGCTGCGATGAGCATGGCCATGAAGATCCGCCGGTCTCTCGCGACGAGCATGGCAGCGACGTCGGCCCACTCGCGTTTCCATTTGGCTCTCAAGCTTGGCGGGAGGTCGCCGCCTCTGCCGTGATCGTCGACGGCGAAGGCTGCGGGAGCTCCGATGGCTTTCAAATAATTCGCCCGCGTCTCGACGAACCTGAGCCCGATGGCCTCGAGTTCACCCCCGGTCAATCCGCCCTGTGCCGGATCGCGGAGACGACCGGCTTTGATGGCCCGCTGCCCTGGGGTAGCGGCGACATTGCTACGTTCGCCGCGTCGGTGGGGCTGTTTGGCGGCAAGTGCGACGACGTCCTCCGGCCTAGCTCTAGGCTGCCCTCGTTGAGCCCGGCGCAATCGTCCGTTTGGTTCGCGGTTAGGCAAACCGCGGCTCATTTGAGTTTTCCGACGATTTGGTTTGCGAGGTCTCCGAGCGATTGCCAGGGGTCGGCAATTTTCCTTTTTTCCCCTTTTCCTTTTTCGTGACCTGTCACGGTGGGTAGGGTGCTACGGGCCACCGTGACACTCGGGGATATATCTAAGATATATACCCCCTCGATGTCACGGATAGTGTCCCCCGCATTGTACCCCGCCGTCACAGGTGTAACGCGTAAGGACATGTCACGCATGTCACGCTTTGAACAGGGTTTCAAACGAGCCATAGCAGATCCTCCCCGGCAATCTCACGAGCGCCGATGACGTTGGCTTTCCGTGCCGCATCGAGCGCCCGTTTCCATGCTTGGCGTTTGGCGTCCTGATCGGCGTGATGGGAGCGAAAGAATTCCTCGCGCACCGCCTCCCTTGGGAGCGCGATCACGGTTGGCCCATCGTACCCGAACGGCTGTACGGCCTTGCCTCGATCCGAGACGGCATCCATTGCCACCCTCAACAGATTGGCACTTACCGGCCAAACCTTGCGGGCGGCCCCCATCCCTCGCCCTTCCAAGACATCCACCACGAGCGACGTTTCGCCTTCCTCCCCGATTGGGACCTGCCGGAGTTGGAAGTTCCACTTGAGCCCCGCCGAGTCGTCGTCCTTGTGGCGGTCGATCGTCATC